GTGCCTCGTGCCGAAGAAAACGCTTCTATGTTCATTACAAAGACTTTAAGTTTAGCCTCACGATCCACAATAAAATCTTTTAATTCTGATTCAAAACGCTGTGTCTTTGCCGGAATCCAACGCATAATGTGTCGTGGAATACGCTCTGGCAAATGTATCGGGACCTCCCCCTTTACCCAGTTGTCATACACACCCTTTGGCGCAATGATTAGCGCGGCTTTTATTTTGTCCGCTTCGTACAACGCACCCATCGTGTCGATAGCTACTTTAGATTTACCAGTGCCCATTTCCATCAATAGCGCATAGAACTTCGCGTCCCACGACTCTTCGAAGCTCGTTCGTTGGTGGTCGTAGGGTTGAGTCTTGTACTCATAATCTTGCATTATTTAACCTATTTTTTTTAAACGCTTGACTTTGGTTTAGTATAAGATAATATCTGTAATTGTCAAGGCCCAGAGAGGTGCCTTTAACCACGAAAGGAGAAACACGTTGAGTGATAACGATCTAGCAAAATTGATGGAGCAAGACTTTGAAGAAACGATTGCTTCATCTGTCGATAAAATTGACCAACAGGGGCTTACTTCGGTAGCTGCGTTGGCAAGAACAATCCGTGACAAAGAAGCTAACATATCTGATCTTGAGCAGACGCTCAAGGAAGAAAAAAAAGCTTTGCTAAAACTCACGGATGAAGAGATGCCTTCTATGCTCGCAGAGATAGGTATGGCGTCTTTTGCACTTGATGACGGTTCGACTGTTGAAGTCAAGCAGACATACGGTGCGTCCATCCTCGTCAGTAAACGTCCAGAGGCTTACGATTGGTTACGCGATCACGGGCACGATGACATCATTAAAAACACGGTCTTGTGTCAGTTTGGTCGTGGAGAGGATGATCAAGCGGGAGCGTTCGCTGCTTTCGCACAAACGCAGGGTTTTATCCCTGAACAAAAAACAGAAGTACACCCCCAGACACTACGAGCGTTCGTCAAAGAACGATGCGAAGCGGGAGAAGAATTCCCAATGGAGCTGTTCGGAGCATGGGTGGGTCAACGCGCAGTAATTAAACGGAGTAAAAAGTAATGCCTAGTAAAAATGTAGCCGAAGAAGGCTCAAAAGAAATAGCGGTATTTAATCCGGCTATGATGGAGCAGGATGCCGGTGCCGGTATGGAAAACATGGGAGCAGAAGATTTAGCTCTTCCCTTCCTTAAAGTATTGTCGGGCAATGATCCGGTATTGGACGAAAACGAGGATGCACGTAAGGGGGATATATACAACACCGTTACAGGTATTCTGCACAAGGGAAAAGAGGGTGTTCGAGTCGTGCCTTGTGCTTATCAGCGTCGGTTTATTCAGTGGACTCCGCGTGGCAGCGGAAGCAACGCGCCTGTGGCTATTTACGAGCCGGGACAAGAACGCCCCAAGACAGAACGTTCGTCCGAAGACAACAAAGAATACGTTGTTGGAGGTGAAGGGGATTACATTGAAGAAACTCATCAGCATTATGTAATACTGCTAGACGGGGAAAACTCCTACGAGACCGCGCTTATCGCCATGAAGTCTACGCAGCTTAAAAAAAGCAGAAAGTGGAATAGCATGATGGCGTCTCGTTCAATGCCGGGTAAAAACGGGCCGTTCACGCCGCCTAGATTTAGCCACATTTATCATTTGAAAACGATCTCTGAGGAAAACGCCAAAGGATCGTGGCACGGATGGGAGATGTCCTGTGAAGGGGTCATTGAGGACGGTGCTTTGTATGCCCGCGCAAAAGGTTTCGCAGAGAGTATTGCGGCAGGCGATGTGGTGGTGAAACATACGGATGACGATGACGACTTGAAAGACGATATACCGTTTTAAAAGCCACACGGCAGGGTGTAAAAAGCCCTGCCGTTTTTATTCGTATGGGGTATATCAATGTCAGTAGATAAATTTATGGCCATATTCGATGGCCTAAAGGAAGCACACGGTTATTTCAAAATAGAAAATACCGGCGCAAACGGTAAAGCCAAGGGTAAGGCAGGCGTTTTGCGCGAACCTCAAACAAAAAAACTTTGGGAAAATCATTTGTCCGGCAAGGGCAGCGGATTGGGTATCATACCAATCAACGAAGACAACATGTGCAAGTGGGGTTGTATCGACGTGGACCAGTATCCACTCGACCACAAGATGCTTGTCGATAAGATAAGGAAGCTCAAGTTACCTTTAGTAGTGTGTCGCTCGAAGTCGGGTGGTGCGCATTGCTTTCTATTCTCAACCGAGTGGGTTGCTGCAAAGGACATGCAGAAATCCCTTCAGCACATGTCCTCGGCCCTCGGTTACGGCGAAAGTGAGATATTTCCCAAACAGATTAAGTTGCACCTAGACCGGGGTGACGTAGGAAACTTTCTCAACCTCCCTTACTACGATCACGAGAACGGCTTACGATACGCAATCCTTGACGATGGCACGTCTGCTGAACTTAATGAGTTTATTGCGTTACACAAGCAGTACGCGCAAACACCGGAAGAGGTCGTCAAGCTGCAAGTGATGGACACGGGTGAGACTGATTTAATGAAGGACGGTCCACCCTGTCTACAAATACTTTGCAAGCAGCGCATCAGTGAAGGGGGCCGAAACAACGGTCTATTTAACATAGGCGTGTACCTGCGCAAGGCATACCCGGACAGCTACGAGTCAGAAATCCTACGTTACAACATGGAGTACCTGTCGCCGCCCTTGCCACTACCCGAGGTCAACATCGTTGCGAAGCAGTTAGACCGAAAAGAATACGCTTACAAGTGTTCCGATGCGCCGATTAACGCGCATTGCAACAAAGAATTGTGCCGCACCCGTAAATTCGGCATAGGAGCCGCCGTAGCAGGCGCTACAATCGCTAATCTCCGTAAATACAATAGTACCCCACCCGTCTGGTTTATGGACGTTAACGGCGAACCACTGGAGTTAGACACGGAGGCTCTGATGAGCCAACCCTTGTTTCAAAAATACTGCATGGAGCAACTTAACTTCATGCCGCGGTCCGTGGCCAAGCAGCAATGGGAAAGCCGTATCAGTACATTGATGACGGAGATGCGCGACAACGAAAGCGCGATCATGGAAGTTTCTGTAGACGCCAGTATTAGCGGTCAGTTCTACGATTACCTCGAAGAATTTTGCAGCCATTTACAGCAGGCGCAAGACAAGGAAGAGATACTGTTACGCCGCCCATGGACAGATGAAGAGGAAGCGGTTACGTACTTTCGTTTGAAAGACTTTGAGAGCTATTTGAAAAAGAACAAATTCTTTGAGTACAAGTCGCACCGCATTGCGCAGCGCCTGAGAGACATTAACGGCGACAGCATGGTATTGAAGATCAAGGGACGTGCTGTGCGTGTCTGGAAGATACCCGCTTTTGATAGTACGGACGTGGATTTGAAAGCACCTTCGTTCGCTCAGGGGGAGGCTCCGTTTTGACAAGACTTTTAACAAAGTATTGGAGACAAAAGCGTGATGAAGATATCGTGGACATGGTTGATAGACAACGTATGACCATGACCGCAGTAGCTAAGTTTTGGGGAATATCAAAGCAACGGGTGCAACAGATATACAGTAGGGAGAAGAAGAAAGATGCACAACTTTGAAAATAAACCGTGGTTTGGGTTGGTCCCACAAGATTTGAATAATAAGCATCTTGCTGAATTATTGGAATGTATTGCACGTGAAGCTGATATGGAGACGGAAGACCGTAAAATTTCGGCAGTAGGTTTGGCCGACATACTCATGGCAGCAGCCGAAAGGATTTCAGATGTTTAGAATATTCGGACCTCCGGGAACAGGTAAAACAACGACGTTACTTAATATGGTAGACAAGGCGCTCGAAGAGGGCACCCCGCCGGAACGAATAGCCTTCCTAGCATTTACCCGAAAGGCCGCTAACGAAGCCAAAGAACGAGCCGCCGAAAGGTTTAACCTTGACCCGAAGAAAGACTTAATATTCTTCCGGACGCTACACAGCTTGGCCTTAACCATGTCGGACATCCGTCCAGAGCAGGTGATGCAGGAAGAAAATTACCGCGAACTTAGTCGCACCATCGGTGTTGAACTGGGCGGGCAGAAAAACACGTCGATAGATGATGACGTGCCCAGTATGGTAGCAAGCAGCGATCCCATTCTTGGTTTGATCAACTTGGCCCGCTTGCGGAAAGTAGACCTGCGCGATGAATACAACATTAGCTCCCTCGAACAGGATTGGACTACGGTCAACTTTGTCGATAAGTGCTTGCGAGAATACAAAGAAAGCATGGGTCTGTATGACTTCACGGACATGCTCGAACAGTTTGCAAACGGTGGTACTAAATTCTGCCCGGAGTTTGATCTGTGTTTTTTAGATGAAGCGCAAGACCTGTCCCCACTACAGTGGGACATAGCGCATCTTTTAGATAGTCAGTCTAAGAAGATGTACTGCGCAGGTGATGATGACCAAGCCATTTACCGATGGGCGGGTGCCGATGTAGATCATTTTATTAACTTACCCGGCGGATCAGAAACGCTGTCTCAGTCGTACCGCATCCCCAAAAACGTCCACGATGTGGCAGAGAATGTCGTGCGCCGCATTGCTAGACGATTTCCGAAACGATACGAGCCCCGAGCAGAACGGGGCAACGTGACGCGGATTACCACGATTAATTCGTTGGACATGGCGCAAGGGGATTGGTTAATTTTATCGCAAGCGGGTTACCAACTAACACCTGTGGCCCACGACCTAAAGTCGAACGGCTACCTATTTAATTACCGCGGCAGACGGTCTATAAGTGAAAAGATTAGCGAGGCCGTTAACGGGTGGGAACAACTACGCCGGGGTCAAGAAATAACCGGTAAGGTTGCCCGAATAATTTACAGCTACATGGCAATCGGGGAAAGACTGACGCGAGGATTTAAAAAGCTGCCGGGGGTGGATGACACTGACCTCGTGACCTTTGAACAGTTAGTCGCCAACCACGGCCTACGAGCAAAGAACAATATGATCTGGTCCGAAGCT